TGGACTTCCATTTCTTTGAATGTTAAATTGGGTCTAGCAGCTTTTGCTGGTGGTAATATATTTGAAGAAGTTCCAGGCATTCCTGCTATGTTGGGGATTGTTATCATCCAACGAAATTTTCTAATAATTATAGCCTTTGGATCTCCAATTATACCAATTCCCATATTTTGAGTCATATTTTTGGTCCTTTTAAAAAAATACTTGATAATTATTAGCTAGGTACAACATTAGTATTTGGACTAGCGAATGAAGATTGTCCCAAGGGTGTTCCGCAAGGCAAACAACCGCATGGCTGAGGTTGTGGTCCGCAAGAGTTCCACCAAGTTGCTTGGTTGTATCTCAAAGTTAATTCAATTGTCATTTCTTCATTTGAATCCATTGATACTTCGCCAAAGTTCATTGCTTCTGGATAACAAGCCAACATTGTCCAATAGCTAAGAAGATCACCGCAACCACTGTATTCATTTAAAAATACAGTAGCAGCATATGTCGCTGGACTGCTACTTTGCCATCTGAAGCCATTACTTTGACTGCTTGAATTGTTTGAAAAGTCATAAACTGAACACAACCAACTATAAAGAGGAACCAAAGAAGCACCAGCAACATCAATAAATGTAACTGTGATTGTTTCCCATGTTGCTTTGCCAGGAATGAAATACTTTTCATTCAAAAAGTTTAATTCAAGCGATTCAATGCTCAAATTAGGTCTTCCAGCACTCTTAATAAAGAATTCTGGAATTCCAGAGCCAATTGCTGTACTTGCATTGGCTGTTGTGGTCAAACCACATTCTGGAACAATTTGCATTGTCCATCTATTTTTTCTTTTAATAATGAGATTAGGATCTCCTAAGAGACCTATTCCCATATTTATCTGCCCTGTTGATAATGATTGAGGCGATGTTCCTATGTAGCCCATATTTTTTTATCTCCCTTTACACTTTAAAAATTAGTTGCTGGCAATGTGAAGTCACCAGTTCTGTTTACACTAAATTGAATAAACATAAACTCTACAGCACGAGTGGGCTGTACACCAATCTGCGCCCTAAATTCATTTCTATCGATAACATCTGGAGTATTTAATGTTGAATCAGCAACTATAATGTATGCTGTCAATCCTCTACCAGTTTTAACTTGATTCAAAATTGCACTTGCTAATGTTACGAATTGTTTTTGGAAAGTAGCATCATTTGGATCAAACAACAAACCTCTAGATGCAGAACGAATGCTCTTCTCTAAGTAGAACATCAATCTACGAACATTTACTCTGTCTAATGCCGTTGGCAATCTTTGTAATGTCTTGTTTCCCCATACAACAAATCCAGCCAAATCTGAGAATTGTACAATTGGATTAATTGCGTTGGAATTTCCATACATCGAATCTCTTTCTTCAAGAGTTGGACGACTGTAAACATTGTTGATGTTTGGTACAATTCCTCTGTTAACACCAGCAGCAGCAAACCAAGGAGCAGATATACTATCGCTTATTGCAAATGTTGCCAAAATAGAACCTGATGGTGGGCACCATACATTAACTTGATTGTAAGTATCATAAATACTTACCCAAGGCCAGTACAATGCACCAAAATCACTATTTAACTGAACACTATTCAATGGATGTGTTCCATTCTGCCAGTTAATAATTTCTTGAACCGTTAATCCAAATGGTGGATCAACAATGGCCAAACAATCTTGTCTGTAATTTTGACAAACATTCAACATTGCTTGTACAACTGCTGTACTTGAGTGACCTGGAACAGCCATGAAATCAATATTAATTTGTTCTGGTTCACTTAAGGCATACATTCCTGTATATCCTAAGTTATTTCCAATTAATAATGCGTCTTGTTTTTCTGGATCACTTGGAATTCCGTCACTTCCACCAGTTAAAATATAAGTTCCATTCGCTGGAGGGGCAGCAGTGTCAGTATTATCAATTACATTGATGAAATCAGATACTTGTGACAAATATGTTCCAACATAATATTGGCTGCTTTGATTTTTAGTTAAATTTCCCCAAGATTCTACTTGAGCACCATTAGAATATACCTGCATGGTAAATACACCACTGGTAACATCATTGGTAATAACAACTTGTGTGTTGTTGCCTTCGATGCCAGCGCTATCAGCAGTTAAAGCAAATGAATATGTGGAAGCATCGGTTGGACCACTGCCAATTGCTTTAACTGAATCACCGGCTGATTCAGTTGGAGATTCACCATAGGCTGTTGTTCCTGCGGTGTTATTTGGTGCAGAAGTTGTGTAATTATAAGAAGTAAAGTTGAAAATGCTGAAGGCTGTGGATTCTGCCTTGACCAACAATGCTGAATCTTCACCTTGAGCTAAAGTTATCAACGTTACTGCATCAGATCCGTGGAAAGGAACGCTTGATAGATCAATGGCATTTCCATCCAATACTAAACTGTTATAGCCTCCACCCACTGCACAGAAACCACCTGGAATGGTTCCATCCATAATTTGATTATTAATGGCTGTTACAACTTGTTCAGTTGTATTTACACTACCTTCTAAATCTGTTAGATCGATGATTTGAACTGCGTTATCGATTCCTACGTTATCTGTTCCATCTACCACTACCAATAATTGCAAGTTAGACAAACCAGTGAAATCCCATTGTCCATTGACTTCATAACCAGCAGAATATCCTGTATTGGATGTTACATATGCTGGTTCCATACCAGTACCCATTCCTATTGGAGAACTGGTTGTTGGAACATGTCCATCAACTGGTCCATATAAAGCGTTTTGAACACTTACTAATTCCAAACTTGAATCTGGTCCGAATGAGAATGTTGTTTTTACTCCGACTGTAGTGTCATTTGTTACATAGAAGGTAATTCCATCTGCTGCGGTTAGTTGAGAATTCATTTGGCTTACTATTTGAGCAGCACTATAAGTTCCAGCTAAAAGAACTAAAGTCTTAGATGCTTCAATTCCATTTAATCTCCATCTAAAGAAAGAATCAAAGACAACATCATATGGACCAGTTACACTTCCTTCAAAAACAATCTCATCTCCAGAAACTACTACTTCAACGCTTGCTGTTGCTGCTGCTTCATCGCTAACTGCGTCTGTGTCTGCAACTCTAACAACGTATAATTCGGTTGCGGCTAGCAAGTATTGCATAGCTGCGTATATCATGTATGGATCGCCTGATTCAGGGTGTGGATATCCAAAAATTGTGTTTAGTTGATTTGTGCTAGAAATTAATGTTGGTTTATTGATCGGTCCCTTGCTTGCAAAGCCAACCAAACCAGCACGGTGGAAGCTTTGTTGAGGAGGTATAAAACTTAAATCCACTTCCATTATACGAACAGATGGAGAAATCGTATTGGATGGTGGAAACCCTTGTAAAATAGCCATTGTGTAATTCTCCCTTTATTTACTCGCTTTTTTTGTAACTCTTCTTGTTCTTATTAACTTAGCTTCTTCATGACGTTTAATATATTCACCAATTGCTCTTTCATCTTCGATTTCACGGACATTATTTTTTGCCCCGATACCCGGAATATTAAGAACAGTGAAGTTTCTTCCCGTCCCAGGACCAGTTCTCACGACGAGTTGTACTGGTCCCCTAGTTATATTAGTGATCTCTATCATCTCTCTCCTTCGCTTCTACTTCAGTCCTATTATATACTTCTGTAATTTCTTTTTTATTAACTGAATTATAAAAATCAGTTGTAATTTTTAATACAGCAGGTACTTTTGTTATAGGTTGAGGTATATAGGTTTCAGCTACCATATTAAATTGATATTTAATCACACGTTGATTCTTGTCTCCAACTTCAATATCAAGATTATTGCCGATTCCATCCAGCTTTACAGGAATTTCCCAAGGAATTCCTTTTACTTTTATATATGCCATTGAACTAAATTTTGGAACTATTTGTTCAATAATTTGATTCATGTCTTCTAAATATCTCGTCCAAGCATACAAT